CAATAACAAAAGATGTAAATTTAAAAAACTATATAGAAAATCTCTATGCAAAAGATAGCACTATTGATATTCTATTTATTTCCCATTTCCATGCTGACCACATAAATGGTATACCTTACCTTAAAGAACGTTGTAAAATAAAAAAAGTTATTATACCATATATACCTGAAATAGACAGACTTTTATTCGTTTATATCAACAAACTAAATGATTTTTCTCAACTAATTATTAACACTGAAGAATATTTCGGAAAAGAGACTGAAGTTATTAGAATCAAACCGGAACAAGAAGATGAATTAAACAATAGCTTTCAAAGTGATTCTGTCAACCATGAAAAAAAAAATACCAATATTCCAAGTGGTACCCCTATTAATATACCATTAACAACATCTCACACAAATTCACAATGGTACTTTATCCCATTCAATTTTGATTATACAAAAAATATAACAAATTTAAAAACAATACTACAATGCAATGGCCTAGAATATAATAATTTAAATGAAGAGAATTACATTATAGACAATTTTCAGACTATATCTAAAACGTATCGCGATACGTTAAAAAGTAATACAAACGACTCATCTATAATTCTTTTTTCTGGTACGACATATAACACGAAACCATCATTATTCTTTATATCTTATTGGAAAAATAAAATTAAAAATGGAAACGTTGATATGTTAAAAAGATACTATTGCTTATCACTTCCTAACTGTATTTACTTTGGGGACGTTTCCTTAAATTCCAAACGTATCTCTTGTTTAAAATCTAAATTAAACAAAATCGATCAAACTTTTTGGAAAACAATCCAAACAATTCAAATACCACATCATGGTTCTAAAAACAACTTTAATTCTGCTATATTAACTCCCTATTTGACATGTATCATTTCATGTGATTTCATCCATTTCAAATCTCCATCGTGTTCTGTTATACATGATATTTTAAAATCAGGTTCTTTGCTAAAGGTTGTAACACATCAGAAACACACCCAATTTACCGAACATGCAGTTTATTAAAAAAACGGCCGCCGTTTCCCGAGTTCGCTAAAACAATCAATCCGTAGTCACTCCGTAGAGCAATTAAGTTGATGGGAAAGGCAGCCGTAACTTTTGCACAACAAGTTGTGACTTCTACAATCTCCTATATATCATTTTGCTGACATCTGCAAAATGAACCTGTATGGGCATAAAAAAAGCCCATTAAACTATCATGAGCATTAACCGCGCTCTACGTTCCTGACCAACAGAATTGAATTGTTTTAGCACTGCAAATATGAGGATTATTTTTTAATCCACAAACTTTTTGGGATTTTTTTTGAAGGCGGAGCACTGTCAGTGCCATGAAGGTAAGAGAAGCATGAGCCATAAGGCACATCTGACGGTTAGTAAACTTTCTTCCGAAATGAAAATTCTCTGATTTCAGTCATATAGCTGACCTCTCCACTGCTCTTACGGATAACGATAAATAATTAAGTGATTAAGAAACAACCACAAAAAAGCCCCGAACTTAAATAGTACGAGGCATAAAATCTTAAATGTCATTCATTTATAGGTACATAAAATGTAGTTTTTGACGGAGTATAGATACCACAAGTAATAACCTCCAAAAAACCATTTAAAAAAGTATGGTGGTTTTTGATTGCATACTTCTGACGATCCCCAACATATTGCTTGATATCTTTCTTGTTTGATGCTGGTGATATCAACCCGAAAAGAAAATGATTGTTTGTCTTTGAGTTCAAAACTCTTTTAGGTTCGTCAACTTCCATGCCACCTACATACAATTGAGAACTATAACATGAAGACAACAATAAAGATAATGTGCTAACTAATACTAAAAGCATTACTTTTTTCATGATTTTGTTTTTTACGAGATTATTATTTAATTGGAACAGCAAATGTAATGATAATATCCAACAACCAGGCATTTACTAATGGATTTTTACTAGTCTTATAGCAAAATTCAATTTAATAAATTATGAATGAGGAAGAGCACATCCAGTGAGAAAAAATGATAATAACCAGTTTAATATCCATTTTACCTGATCTGACAACAGAACTCCTACTATAAAGCTGACAATACTACATACCATATTTGCTGATTTCAAGTAATTGGAAACAATCGTTGATTTCTTTACTTTTGAATCCAAAACCTTTGCTTTTTCATTATCAACCTGTTGTCTCCTCTTCGCTTCAACATATTTAAGATAATTCCCATAACACAGAAATGCGTCCCCCGCCTCTTTTGTCACGACAAAGCTTTCCCCCTCTCTTTTTATCATCCCTTCTGATTCTAACTGCATTAAAGCCGTGTCAAATAAATATTGTTGTTCCTTACCCTTGTAGAATCGTTTTATATCCTCTATCGGCACTCCATAATAAAACATTGCCAATATTTGTGATTTATCTTTATCGTAGGGTCTCATACATTAAATGGTGAATCCCTTATCAAAACGCGCCCAAAGGTATTAGTGTAACCTTAACCCGATTTTACGGATTACGTTTTGAAAAGGGGTTCATGTCCTGTTTCACCAATTTTTATGACTCTAATTTTGAGGGCATCACAAATGTATGAATAATATTCAACATTCCGAATTTTCTAGCGGATTTTTATTACCTTTGCTGATGCATCAAAAATATGAACCATGACAAAAGAACAGGAAGATATCAAGCAGTTACAAAAAGAGGTAAGCCTTATTTGTATGCACCTTTATCAGATCAAAAAGCTGATAATAAACAGTCTAATATTCCTTTTGCTTGGTCTGATAACAGGACTTCTGTTATAAATGCACATCCTGTTCACAGATTTTAATATCAGGCAGCCAAATCTGAAACATCTTTTTTACCTTGTTTACACAGCATTATATCAGTATAACAGCTACTGTAATTCACACAGGCATTGAATTCCACTTTCACACAATCCTTAAAAGGATTACCGATTGAGGGATTATCCCCAATCCAACTGCATAATTCAAGAATGGAAGATTTATTGGATGTAAAATACACAAACGAATGCTCCTTCAGAACATGCAGGACATTCAGATAATCAGCCAGATGCCAGTACATTTTATATGTTCCGACTTCTGTACTTAAATAAGGGGGATCAACCAGGAAAACCACCCCCAGAACATCCTTGTAACGTTTGAACACTTCCTTATAATCTTCACTGACAATGGTTAGTCCTTCCAGATAATCCTTCGCATCGGAATAGTCAGTCCGGTGGATAGTGTTATAAAACGTTTCTTTCCTCATATTATCCAGATTCAGCACATATTTCATGGAAAACAACAGGGATGACGACAATGTGATATAATCAACGTAGCCATGTTCCTTTTCCTCCTTTTCAATACGAGCCAATATTCTTTCACGGGCTTCACCGGTTATACGTTTCTTTCTGGGGAGTTCCGCTGTTATCCTTCGCAAATCTGCCAGCAACTGATTGGTATTCGGTATATTGTCAAGCCGTTGCCGGTAGTTGTCGAAATCATTATATACCACAACAGCATCAGGTCTTACCCGTTTGGTGATGTGGGACAGCAGCCCCGATCCGCCAAAAAGATCCACAAAAACGGTACTGTCTGGGAATCGGTCCAATACTTTGATGAATTCTTTGGCAAACATACGTTTCTGCCCCACAAACGGAAGCGGGGCAGACAGATACATATTTCTCATGTTACTTTCCATTTAAAAAAACGCCGCAAAGATCTTCTGAATTTATGAGAAACAGGCAGGATCAGGAGCGTTACCCACTGCACGACACATGCAGCAGATCAGACATTCAGTTCGAAACGGACAGTTTCGTCACCAGCAAGCAGTGCACGGGTACCCGGGATATTGTTCTCGTAAATATGTACATTTCCCAAATAGAGGGTGATCGACTTCAGGGGAAGTTCTATCTGCCGTGCCATCAGGTACAGATGATAAATGTCAGCAGGCAATCCGAGATTTGCATCACTGCTACGCTGGTATGCGGACAACACCAGTTCTCCATTGTCAATCTGAAACTGCACCAGGCTCAGGCAGGGTGTCTGGTTGCTTTCCACACCGGTCTCACCTAGGAAAAGCACATAATTCTTACTGTTACGTTTCTCCCTGTTGATTTTGTCTATGAGTGGCGGCAGCTTCTCAAAATAGGTGGGATAAGAGTTCACAAGAATGGATCCGCAATAATCCCACCAGTTGATACCTGCTTCGCGGTATTTTTCCACCTGGCGCTCACCCTGCATAAACAAATGCAGTTCATTACGAAGCTTCTTGCGGGCAATATGATGCCCTTCAAAGATGTCCAACAGATCCGCTGGTGTAAGTACCAGAACCTCATTCAGAAGGTACTGTATGTTCCCCTTCCTGTTTGATTGCGTTTTTCCTGTGGCAAGTATCTTGTCTAGTACCTGATAATACTTGTTCATAGCCATTCCTCTTTATAAAAATGAAACATCCTAAAGATAGGAGAAACAGCACAGTCCGCCTGATAAAACAGCCCGTTCATACTGCAAACGTCTTACAGTCACTCCGAAACCGCTTAACCAGGGCATAAATCGTCCTCTCGCTAACCGAATATTTTTCAGAAAGCACGGCAACGACATAAGATACTTTCTCTCCTTGGCTTGTCCGGTACATGTATTCCGAATATAACTCCACATACTGGACATCCTCCAGACGGACACCCGCCTCCTGCAACTTTTTCAGCAGCTCACGATTAAAGTTTATTATCTCTATCACTTTCATACAATAATATTTGATTATCTTTGCGTCATCTCACTCACATAACATACAAAATGCGTCACACCGCAGCAGAGAGTATTTGCCCCCGGCTGTGCGGTGTGACGCATCTTTGTGTAAGTATGTGGGTGAGATAACTACTTACAGGCCGGGGGTTCTTTTTCGCCTTCCCCCGCAAGGCATTTCACAAGATCCAGTGAAAAACCATCCAAAAAATGACTGATTTTCCCCTTATTTTCGTATTTATCATTCAAAATGTGCGTATTTCAGCCTTGAATTTTGCTGTAAGAGCACATAAATATCTAGTTTTCAATAAATAACACCATAAAACCAAAATCTTTAAAACCATGTCTCTTGTTTCCGTGCGGGCCGCTCAGAAGTCCCGGGGCAATTGCCCCGGGCAATTTTCGTGAAATATGACAGAGAAAAACGGCGGGATGCCTGGTACGGACAGAAATCACTCCTCAAAACCGGGGATATAGGGATTTGCATTATTGCCACGGGCAATACGGACAATGCGACGCCAGTTTCTGCGCATCATCAGGTATTTGAAAGCGTCACTGAAATTGGTAGAAAACATGGGAAGTTTCTTCGGGGCAAGCTTTTCACTCTTCTTGATCTTGAACACCACCTTGGTTTCACCCTTATAGCGGATGCCGGCTGGGGCTTTCTCAACGCTGCTGACCATTTCACGGCAATTCACCGCATCAACCAGCAATCGGGGCAATTGCCCATTCTCTCCCTTCATCAACTCCTGCATGAATCCGTATTCCTCCGACTGGGGGATGATACTCTGTCTGCGGCTCATCAGAATGACGGTCCATCCGGTCCGCCGGCCATCGGCATCCTTCTCTATGGCATCCTTTATCTTCCTGGCATAATCCTCCCCCTGTCTTTCAAAATTATTGCCGGCCCGGTCATAATACAACGACAGTTCCTTACATTCATGTGAAGCAAAGAAATCCAAGAACTGGTCAGCCAGCTCACGGAACCATCCGGGAGGTATCTCGAAAAAGTTTTTGTGGCATCGGTAATACGCTCCGTCTTCCTGCCCAATCACGAATGAAAGCATGTTGCCGAAGTCCATGCCGCCATCCAAAGGCTCGTCATGCCGCAGATAGCGCAACTCCCGACTATTTTCCGCCGGCTCCCCTCCAGGACTCCCGTCATAATACTTATGCCTTTGCCCGAATAATACATAGAAGCGGACATCACGCCGGAGACCGGGCCGCATACCCAGCACCGACTTGCAGAACTCATGCAGTTCAAGAGTACCTTGATATAAGTTTCGTATATATTCTGGGGTCAGGATATCAACATTGACCAGGGAGGATGCGTTAAGAAAAAAGGTTTGTCCGCGGCGCAATTTGCGCAAGGCCCGATCATAATAATCTATTTTCCTTTCCAGACGCGCCAGCACGGAGTGACTGGGATTGTCTTTCTTCTGCTCGCGCAGTTGCTTCAACAGCAGCCCGTTCCGTTCAAAAGCCGCCTGTACAATCAGAATTATACGGTCTGGATCCATATTGGGCGCATAACGGAAATACCAGTCATATTCCCCCTCGTTGACATCCGGCATATCAGTGGTGATCGTCAGACCAAGAAACAGATGCGATGCCCCGTAAGTGAGAGAATCGCCACGTAGAACAGGCATGGCACGGTTCACCTTCTCGTCCTTGTCATATTTTGACTCGTCATAAAACAGATGGACCACCGATTTGCCGGCAAGCAGTGAAGGGTTATCCAGCGAACCCATAAAAATAACACTGCCATTCCAGAAGGAATAGCAGTTCCGGTAATCATTGACAATTATGGAGCATTTCGCCTTCCAGGAGGCTGGCGGTTCCTTTCCACGGATATAATGCACCCCCTCGTACAGCCCCATCATTTCCCATCCCTTCTGTACGGCGGGCATGATGTTATCCTTCAGATTGGCATAAGTGTTGGCGACAAAAGCGAAAGGCGCACCGGGCATTTCCCAGATACACCTGTATGAACGTCTGGACTGTATGACCGTACTCTTGGACATACCACGCCCGGCTATGACAACCAGAATGGTCGTATCCACGAAATCGGTCAGCATCTGGACATTATGGCTGAATTTTACATCCACATCCTCATCATTCGCTATCTTCCTCGCTAAATTCCTCGATATCATAAATCATACGTCTTTTCAAATCAAACTTTCTTATCCGTGCGTCCTCTTTCAGATTATCACGCACAGCAATAGGTATCTCCGGTATCGAGTCGATGAAACCCTCCAGTTCCTTTCTATCAATGGCGGGAACGCCCAGATCCTCACGGCTGGCCGTATAGATATCAACCTTTTTCTGGTTTAGAAGCTCTTCCGGTATCTCCGCCTGTTCCTTCCTGAAGCATCTGCGGTATTCACCGGCAAGTTTCAACAAGGCCCTTGCCTCCTTGATCTTGCCGGCCAGGAAAGCGGCGTCCGCCCACTTCTCGGCACGCTCGGCATACAGGGCAGCAAACGCCTCCGGACGGATGTTGTCTTGGGTATAGAAAAAATTGATGCTGTCATTATACACCTGCCGGGCCATCCAGTCGGACAGGCTGTACGGTTCCGACTTCAGCAGCCTGATTATTCCTGCCTTTGTCACCATCCTGCCGTTAGTGAAACGCATCCTGGCACGCAGACCACGTACCATCTCCATTAGAGAGAAATACTCCCTCTCTTCCGGACGCAAAGAATCCAGCGTTCCGGTGGAAAGAATGCGCTGGATCTGATTCAGATCAACCTTTTCAAAGTCCACTCTTGAAGGTCTGACCGGCAATTCACTCATATTCATCCATATCTTTTAACAGATTCTCAAACAAACGGCGTTCCTGGATCTCCGTTAGCAGCTTAACGGCATCAATATTCCCGTCCTCAGCTGCTTCGTGCAGCTTTATCTCGGGAGCGGCCCGTGAGACAAGCACGCCTTCACGGATCAGCCCTCGAATGGTGGTTCCTGGAATACCGGCGTCATATACAAAAAGAAAGCATTCAGAAGCGTCAAGGCCAAGATAGGCGGCAATATCCTCCGGCGCATAACCTAAAGAGGCCATGCGGCGAACATCATTTTTTTGCTCTCTAGTTAGAGCCAGGCTGTCAGGGGGAATATCATTCATAAGATAATTTGTTCAAACATTCTTCTAGGTACGCCAACTCGCATTTTTTTGCAGACAGTAAATGGGCAAACTCGCCACGGTCACAAGGGTGGGAGAAACGCTCCATTTTCAGGAGTAGCCCATTTGATCCCGTCCTCCAGCGTCCCCTTCCGAAATATCAGTTTTTTTTTCTGTTTTCCAGTTCCTTCTCGGCGGCCGATTTCATAGATTCCCATTTATCCACTGCCGCCAATGCCTTCGCACGTTCCTCCTCACCTTCAACGGTTTCAAGCTTCTTCTTCCATTTGGACACGTTGCTGGCCGCATTCTTACGGATATTCATCACCTCAAGATCACTTTTGTTGGAAAGCTCGTCAGAAGTTAGATAGACGGCAATACGGGGATGTTTTCCTAGCAGCACATGATTGTCACGGTAATATTCCAACTCCTCCCAGATACTCCGGTCCTCCAGGTAATTCTCCACAGTTGTTTTGGCTATGGCAAACGCCTGTTCCAGCTCAACGTCATCCGGCAGTTCCCCCAGTTCCCTGAAAGTTTTTAGATAAAGGTCATAGGCCGTGAACATATCGGCAACCAGTATTTTCAGTACATCCGGACAATCCGGAGAGTTGAGGAAGGGGAAACGGTCACGGAAACGGATCACATTTTCCACAACCGGGGTGACAGGAACATTCACTGCGGTTTTCTCAGCCTTGATCTCTTCCACCACTATAGAAGCTGAAGATATGTGGGGAGAGTCCACTGCCTTCCGTTGCATTGTTCTGAAAGCCGTTTCCGAAATTCCGGCAAGCTTGCGCAGTTCCTCCATCAAGGTGGCACGAAGCAGGTCTGTTTCGGTATTCCGCCGGAAAGTGGCTTTCAGCATCAGATTAAGCCCGTACTCCTCGTACAAAGCAATCCCCTCACGATACGGACGGGGACCGCTCAGATAAGCAATAATTTTTTCTTTCATACGATAAAATTTACAATGTACCATACAAAGAAAAAGCCCGGCAATTGCCGGGCAAAAGACAGGTCGAATAAAAACAGCTTTCAATAAGAAAGTCTGAGTGAACCTATTTTTTGAGAAATGTCTTGCAGCGCATGATTGAATCTGTCCAACTCCTCTTTCAGTTCCCCATGGATGTGGTGAACACTGTTAATACTATATTGCCGCATCTGATCAAAACTGCGCCACCTCGTAATACTTGAAGAAATAATACAATGCCACCTTATGCCATTTGGTCAGCTCCTTGTCTCCGGAAAGTATGGACGATACCGTACATTTGTCAATCCCGGTATAATTACTCAGGTGCTTGGCCTTCAGCCCTAATTTTTCCATACGTTTCTTGACCCATTCGACAGTAATGCCGTCAATATCCTTGCGGTCAAAATTAACAGCGGAAACTGTCAGTTTCCAGTCTTCCGGAATCTCACCTTTAAACATTTCCCGGACACGCTCGTGAAGTTCCTTTTTGGAAAGGAACTGTCCATTCACCAGATCCTTCTGCTCCGCACGGACAATCAGACGGCTTTCGGAGAAGGAAACAATTTCAATTACAATATGCGCCATACGTGCATACTGTCTGGCAAACTCATCAAGTCTCTTTTTAACCTCTGGAGAAAGAGGAAGTAAATCCAAATTTTTCATACTGCATCAATTTACGATTGATTATCGGAATATTTGTTTTTAATCTGTAAAAGGAAGGGCCGAAGCCCTTCCCGTCACAATTTGACAAGTCTTAAATGCGTCAGGTCGAAAATCGCGATCTGCCTGTTTTCACGTCCGAAGCGCTTGGCTGCTTCCAGATCTGTGAAAATCCGGATGCTGTCGAAATAAAACTGTCCGTTTTCTTCATTCAGCCATCCGCCGACTTTCCTTTCGTGCTCTAAAGCATGGTTAAGAACTCTTCTCAGACCATCTTCCCCGAAACTATCCTGAGTTTCAAGATAAGCGACTGAGATGCCTTTTGTGACCTTTTTTAAGGTTGTAAGGTCAACCGTGAACCCTTCCGGGTTCTGTCTTGCTATCTCCTGGATAGCCTTGAACAATTGTTCCATAATTAAAAGAACTTATGCGGACGTCACCCGCGTTTGTTATGACACTGCAAATATACGAAAAAGTTTGTTACTAGCAAACTTTTCGTGTATTTGAATAATAAAAAAAAGCGGAACCGAAGCCCCGCTTTCCTGAAATAATGAAACCTCACTAAAATAAGAATATGACTTATGCCTGATAACGACTCTGCTCAATCCATGTACATGTACCGGAACCGGATTCAAAAGCCTGAAGGGTTATCTGGCTGCCCGGACTAGCGGTGAAGGTTTCTCCGCCACGCAGCAGGAACTGGCCGCCGTGAGCAATTGTCGGAGCCACGCCTGACGCTACACCCAGCAGGGTCATCACTGCACCATGCCGTCCGCCGGTCACTTTATTTATTTCCGCTTC